TTTGAGTATAGTACATTCAAATTTGTCTTCACCTAATGTTTTGATATCAGAGAGTAATTCTTTAGATGAACCCCAATATGTTTTCCAATCGCTTTCTACTTTGACTACTTCAGTAGTTGGTTTACGACCTGGGCCTGTTTGTTCAGCTAATTGTTTTTTGGTGAGTTTTTTCTTTTTGTTGTACCAAAAGAATTTTTTACCAATGTAAAATTTACCATTTGTTTTATTGGTAATTTTATAAACAAAACCTAAATAATCTTCGGGATTGTATAAATCCCAATATTTCCATTTTATCATAACATTATTTAGTATAAATATTAGGTATCGTACCTAACAATAAAAGTCATATCTGTGTCTGAAGATAGGACTATTGGTTTACCTAATTTAGCTACCATTAGTAGGTCATTTTCATCATTATATAAACCTATTGAGGTGACATAGGGTTGAAAGTCTGAGCCTGTTGCAAAATTACGTAAAGATCCACTTATATAACTGCCTGATACTAGAGTGGGATTGTATGATAGATTAAAATCACTTTCTCTTACAATACACCGTACTTCATTTTCATAAATGATATGTTCATTTTCAAATGCTATAGTAATTAAAGGAGTAGATGTAGCAGGTAGGTTGCAAGGATAATTTAATTCATATGAATCTGGAGAGGTAACTTGTAAAGGCTGAATAGGAGAATCTATTTCTATACATATAGTATTAAGAGGGGGAGCTAACCCAGCATCCACAGTAACAGTAACACCATCAGATCTTCTATATTTAACTTGATTTTGTAATAAATTTCCACCTACTCTTCCTCCTTTAAAATTAACAGTATAATATTTAGTATATTCAGAAGGAAGATAAGAGGCATAAAGTGAATCTGTTATTACTATTATTCCATGAGCATAAAAAACATTCCCTACATGAGTTACATCAGAAGGAAGACCATTTGTAGTAAAATATTGTTGAGTTATATAAGCTAAATCATAATAACCATTAACAATTGCTGATATTTCATATAAGTTTCCATATCCATCATCTGCTATGTAAAAGTTTGAACTATATCCAGGTAAAGATTTTATAACTAAACTGCCTGGTAGTATTTTATTTCCATAAGTAGTTTTATTTATTGAAAGTACCTTTATAGAGTTATTAGGAGCTGTTGGAAAAGATTTTATTAAATAAGGACTATCGTTATAATTAAAATAAGAAGATGTAGGACGTTGACTAGAAGCGGATACATACGTGTCAACATTAAACATCAATGAACCTGTATCTAGGTTAGAAGTATACTCTTGATAAAAAAGATGGTTTATCGAATCATAAACAGATGAATTGTATTGAAGAAAACTTTGTTTATTATTCGGAGAAAAAAAATCAAAATTTTTTCCTTCATAATAAGAAAAAGAACCAGATACTATTCCTTGTTGAAATGTAAAGTTCCATCTTTTATTAGCATTATATGGAACAGTTGTAATATCTGCTTTATTAAGTTTTTTGAAGGATCCCATTAGTATAGCATAACATTTTAATAATCAAGTTTAATTCGAACTAATGCTTCTTTAGTAAAATCTTTAGGTAATGGTTTTGATAATTTAGCTACAGCTAATAATTCATTATTATCATTATACATACCTACTGCTGTGATAAAAGTTTGAGGACTATTAATTAATGTATTATATATTATATTTCCATTATCATCTATAATAGATGGGTTGGTTGTATAATTATATTCACTATTTTTTACACGAGTAAAGAAATAACGAGATGATACTACTTCTGATGATTGTAATTGGAAGTTACTTCCTGCACTTATAGCATCTTTTAATTTTAAATGATTATTCTGGGCAGAGGATGTTGCTAATGTAGGAGCAGCAATAAAATCTTTTAAAGACCCAGTAGCTTCTAGTATTATTACTCCTAGATCAGGCAATAACATTCCATATCTAGTTACGGAGTTAAAAGCTACCCCATTGCTTCCACTGACAAGATAATATACTCTATTTTGGCCTGCAAAACGAGTTAAACTAGTTGTATTACTGTCATCTATTAATTTAATAGTTTTACCAGCATTAGTTAAGGTTAAATTAAGAGAACCTGGAAGGATTGATTGTTTGTATTTTTCTCTATTAATATTAATTGCATAAATTTGATCAATTGTATTGATTCCCTCATCAAAAGTAAAATTTTGATTTTCAGTACCATAAACTAAATTTCTGTATTCTCCATATACAACACGAGAAGGAGTATATCCCCCGTTTGGAACTTGAGTGTTTATAATAGCAGATCCTGATCCAAGCCTATGTCCATACTGAATAGAAAATTCAACTGGAGTAGTAGTAGTTATTGCAGACCCATATATGTCTAGATAATATTCAGTATAAGTAGAAGAAGGAACAACTGAAGGGAGTTTATACACATCTCCTGTCCACATTCCACGGACTACTGTTTCTGAACTTATTACTGAATCTTCTTGGGAATATCTTGAAAATGACATTTTTATTTTATTTTATTAATTTATGTAGTTGCTACTTTTTGAATATTAATAGGAATAGTAATTCTAGCACCACTATCTCTACCAATTACTGTAATTGTAGTAGTCAATTGAGTTAATGAACTACCAAATAAAGTATTAACTGTTGTGCCAGTTAAAGTAAATGAAGTACCTAATTCTGATTTAGATAATACAGTGCCTGACGTTGTATTTAGTACATTATTTCCTGTTTGAGTAGTTGTAATACCAGTGCCTTGGAAAGCGGATAATAATCTTATATCAGCGATTGTAGCTACATATCCGTTAGATTCAAAAGTACTTGCAGCTCCAAGATAGTTTAATGTTTGAGGAGTTATAGTTAATGAAGCTCCTTGTTTAATGGTAATAGTATTATAACCTAAACTAATAACAGGTAGACGTGATGTGCCACGAGGCAATGTTACTAATTTATAACGCATTACTTGTGTATCATCAGGAAATGCTTGAATTACAGGTGTTTTTTCAATTGCTTCACCATAAAATGCTGATCCAGATGGATGGTTCGGATTATATAAAGTATAATCAATTTCATCATCAGCTAACGAAAATTGAGTGATTTGAAATGAACCATCATTACGCGCTAATAATTCGCGACCTTTTGTGGTTAAAATTGCGTCTACTGTTACTACTGTAGGATTTAATATTGCCATTGTTTATTGTTTGTTGTATATACTATAAATATATTAAAACTAAAGAAATTATCCTGATGTTGTTCCTTGTTGATCTGCAAGTAATTTTTGTTTTACTTCTTTAGTAATTGTATCTATGTTAGCTAGCATATCTGGTGATAAATCTTCTGGTATTATGAAGCCATATGATGTAAGGCCGGGGCGTTTTTTAAAGGATAAATAAGCATTTGTTTCGTCTTCTATTCTAGCTAACCATAAAAATCTTTTATATTTTTGAAGTTGAATCTCATCTTTAACAAATACAGGAAGATCTTTTTCTAATTTAATATTAATTTGATTATTTACGTTAGATATCTCTATTATTTTTAATTCAACATAATTACCATCAGATAAATAAACTATTGCTATATCAAAAGGATTTCCTTTAAAAGGATAATTTACATCACCATAAGTATTATATAAACTACTAGTATAAGAATCAGAGGGAGGGTCTGGAAGGAATTGATAATCTCCTCCATAAAACTCACTTATTTTTTCCGAAAGGACTAGTGTATTATCTAAAGATCCTGTGGATAAGTACTTAGGATTACATTCTACTATATTATATCCTACATTAAAAGAATCGGCATATACTTCAAGAGAACCTTGATTTATAATTTGATATTTAACACCAGATGTTGTGCTAGGGCCAAAATCTGTGTTGTTATAATATCCTAAAAGGGGGGCAACAGTATTGGATCTAGGAGGAAAATATTCTAAAACAACATACAATTCATCATCTTTACTTTCATCATCTTTACTAAGAGGAATGGGTGTAAAACCCTCATTAGTAAAACTAAAGTTTAAAGTTTGAGTTATTTGTGTTGCCATTATTTAAATTTATTAAAATATTTAAGCTATATTTATAAGACCTTCAGGGGCTATTAAAAATATTTGAGTATATCTTGTGCCCCATGCTATTGCTCTTTGTAGAGTACCATCAATAATATATTGTATAACTCCTGCCGTTCCATTAAATCTAGTAAGAGTGGTACTTATTTCATATTGTAAAGGAGAATTATTAAAATCAAAAATAGAGTAACCACTATCAAACGCAATACTTTCAAATATGGTATTATCTGATCCTGCAGTGTAATTAGCAGGATCAAGTTGGCCACTAGATATTTGAAAATCTCCCTGAGTATTTCTAATTTGAAATAAACCTAATATAAATGATAAATTAGTAGAACTAATAACATTAAAAGAAGATCTATTTTGAGTAAAAGATCCATCACTATCAGTAATCGTATTGTATGTATTAGGAAAAATAGTATTATTAACTGGTAGATCAGGTCTGCCTTTTATTGAAAATCTAGTTTTTAGATATACTTGACCTACTGTAGGTCCTGTAGTTCTTTCAATTGATGGTGTTATAACATATGTTGAAAAATCACTTCCCATAAAAAATCTGTAAGAATTTGTTAAGAGGTTTATTTGGTTACTTCCTTTTCGTTTTACGTATATTCCTGCATAAAAATTCATTTGTTGAGGTTTTCCACTAGTTATAGAAGATACATCTATACTAGCATTAATGTTAATTTTTGCTTTAACATTATATACTCCTGATTCTGGGACTATATATGTTGGAAGTGTTACTGGAGATGATGTGTTACTTCCTGTTGTATAATATTGTGATCCTTCCTCTATTTCATCAAAGAGACCGGTTATAAATTTCACGCTTAAATTAGCAGAAACATTAAAATTTGAGGGAACAGAAATTGAGGTGTATTTTGTTAGAAAAGGAGAGACAGTGTCTGAATCTAATTGGTTTGTACTAGAGTTAGAAACTCCATTATATAAAAGAGAATTTTTAGCTCTTAATAAATAAGCATCAGGTGCTCCTACTCTTTCAAAAGCCACATATGGATCTCCACTACATGAAGAAAAATACATTATAGGAGAATAAAGATATCCACTATCAAATATTCTCTTTTTTCCATCAGTAAACTTTTGGTTGCTATATTTTTTATTATCAAATAAAGATACACTAGATGTACTGCTTGCAATAAAAATTCGTTGAACATCTTCCCAATTTTTATTGCTTTGGTTTAATTCAGTTAAATTACCTTTTTCATCTATAAGATATTTTAAAGAAACGTTATTTCTATTAGGCAAATACGAGCTGGTTTCTATTTGGGTAAATAAACCAATTTTACGAGAATATCTATCAGTTGATGCTGTTTTCCCATATGATTTATCTCCATTTTGAATATTAAAGCCATCTGAGCCAGTATATGATTCGCTAGTGTAAGTATTGTATTTAAGGCTAGTTAATTTAGTTCCTAAATATCGAGAATTCTGGTATGATTGTAAAGTTAAATAGGAATCTTGTAATTCAGATTTAACAAGAATACTACTTGTTGGTTGAAAATTATCTCTATATTCTATTTTTCGTCTATATTTAGAATCTATACTTCTAGAAACATTATTTAAAGTAGCATTCCAATCAGAATGTTCAAATTCATATATAATTCTACTACATACACCTACACTATCAGAAACATTTCCAAATACAGAAGTTATTTGTGGTTTTGTTCCTCCTAAAGCACATACTGTTTTATTAGAAGCAGGATTGGAAACATTAATACTATCTTGAATTTTTATTCCACTACAGTTAAAATAATCAAATGTAACAGGTGCAGATGTACTACCATAAACAATCCATTCTCTACATAAGCCTACATCTCCTAATTCATATGGATTTTGATTATCTTCAAAATATTGATTAATATCAACAACACTGCCTGTTATGTTACCATCATACCATGCTTGTGTATTATTAGATGATGATAAGGCTTCATAAAAAGTTCCATATTGGGAAGATAAAGAAGAAATAGCATCATACTGAGCTGTTGAATAACTTTGAGTAGATGTGTTAGTAGGATTAGCATATACTGCTTTATTTCTCTCTAATACAGGAGACTCAAAAGTAACACCTGTTGATAAACTTGTTCTTTCAGGAACAAAATCAGCAAGCATTTTAAATAACGAATTATCAAAATATTCTATTAATCTTGTAAATCTATTATAATCTAAAAGAGATGATGTGAAAGCAGGGAATCCAGGAACACCTGTTTCATAATATTTTTTGCGTTCTATATTCAAAAGATTATAGGATGGACTGTAGAGTTCTCTTGGATCACCTATGAAATCATCTAAACTCCATGTGGGAGCATTAGAAACAATAGATTTTGAAATGTAACTGTTTATTTGGGTTTGAGGAGAGAAGGATATATCAACATAATGCATATCATCATCTCTAAATTGAGATGATTTTATAGGATATTGTTGTAAACTTTTTAAAGGTGATAGTATACTTCCTGTTACTGTGTTGAATACTACTCTTGCCTTATCATTATTATATCCTTTTATTAAATTAGATTTTAATGACCCTCCATATTCTTTAACATTTAATATACTTGACGTAAAATTACTACCAGTAGGGGTATAAAAAGATTCACTAATAATACCACTTTTTATTGTATAATAGTCTCTACCAGGAATACCGAATACAGTCATTAGATTATCTAATCCTTCAACTGTACCTTTTTGTTTTAGTAATAAAGGTAAATTATGATAGATACGTTTATATAATTCTGATGTTAAATCTTTACGTGGAATATTATTTAAATAACTACCTGTTATAGTAAAATTATTATCCCAAACAGAACTACCTGTATTAGCTCCTATTAAAAATTGATTAACATCTTCTCCAGCCTGACTGCTATATAATTTAAGGCCTAAAGATTTTAATCTTTCGTATACTAAATCTTTAGATATACCTTCTTTTAAATTATTATTTGCTAAGTTTATATCAGTAATGGATTTTAAATAAATCCATATATTATCAAAATAGTGTCCAACCATATTTAAAAAAGTAACATATGGTTGGTTATTTTCGTCTTCTAGTATAAATGAAGGAATAGCTCGTAATAAGCTATCTTTATTTTTATTATCATAGTTTTGGGCTAATAAAGATTGAGTTGCATACCAAGCAACAGAATTAGAAGAACCTGTTGATAATAACTTAAATGGCTTTAAAGACCCAGACTTAGGCCATGTATATGATCCTGTACCTTTTGACCCAGAATAAGAACTAGACTCAAAATACAAATAAGATTCATATCCATCAAATTGAGATACTATAGTATTAATACTAGAAGAAAATAAATTTATTTCTGTTTGAAGACTTTTTGTAGTAGCAGATTTAGGAAGATATTCTGCTATTTTATTATTATAATCTTCAATTTTTTTTACCTTGTTATAGAAATTATCTACACGAGATTTAGCAGACCCAAAAAATACAAAATTACTAAAATCAGAAGATTCATCTACATTATAATTTACACTTATATGAATACTTTGAGTATTCATTAAATTTAAAAGTTGATTATAAGATGAACTTTGTAACGATAATAATTTGTTTATAGAAGCTTGATAGTTAGTATAAGAAGTAGCAACAGTACCTGTTTGGTCCGTAGGAATATCAAAATTTGCTCCTCTTAAAGTAGGGAGAGGAGGTTGTGAAATTGATGTACTTAAATCTATATTAAAAGTATACGGATTTACTTTTTCACTTACTACCCATAATACATCCTTTTCTACTATATCTTCGGGTAATGGTTTATATAGTTTAAATAAAATTTCGTTTCCTGAAGGGGTAGGGTTAAAAGCAATATTAACTGCTATACATTGTAAATTATTTCCAAAGTTTAATAAATAATCAACATAATAAGGTAAATTATTTACTTCATCTATTAATTCATTAGCTACTTTTTCAATTTCACTATCAGGTATAGTAGTTGATCCTACTCGTATTTCAGTTCTATCAGGAGAAATTTCTTTAATAAATAGTGCTCTATCGTCACTATTAGATATACGATTTTGAAAAAAGTTATATCTAACAGCAAATTCACCAGAAGTGTATCCTACATTTTGAAGTTCTTTAACAGGGTCTATTTCTATAATAGGATATAAAGAACTAGTTTGAGAAGATAGTGTTGATTGTACTCCTACATTTTCTGTAGGGATTGAATCAAAAGTATTAGGAGCAACACTAGTTCCTGGTTTTAATCCATTATTTGGGGGTAATTTATAGTTGAGGTAATTATAATCTACATTTAATAGATTTTCTTCTATATTATATATGTAATATTCAATATAATCATTTTTTCCTCCAAAATATTCTTGTAAATTTCTAGAAGAAATTAGATTAATATCCTTTTCATCATAACGTGAAACAGTAATAATATCTGTAATGTTCCCTATAATTTTTATATTATCCGCCATATATTACTACGTAGTTGTATTTAAATTGCCTGTAACGGTTTCTAAATCTTTTATAATAGTTTGAGAATCTAAAAGTTCTTGTCTTAGATTAGTAATTTCATCTAATAAAGCTTGAAGATCATCCTGATTAAGTACTATTCCTAAATACTCTGCTTCTCTTTGTAAAATAAATTGATGAGAATTAATTTCTCCTTCTTTAGGTATTTGATAAAATAATTGATCGTATAATTCAAAAAATTCATCTAATGTAAATTCAGTTTCTTCTTCTCCTTGTTGATTTAATAATTGATTAAATTCTGTATCAATTACTTTAGGATAAATTAATTTATCATATACTGTTTTTTCTATAGGAATATTTTCAGCCATATTATCTTATAACTTTAAAATAATAATTGTTATCTAATACCACAGTACTACCAGCAATTGTCGTTTTAATTAAAATTTGATAGTAGCGTTCTGGTTCTAATCCATTCATATAAACATCAAAATACATACCAGTTGGATCACAACTAATTTTAGTATATGTAGTGTCATAATCTACGACAATTTCCTCAGTATCCAAATCTTTTATTGAATAATATGAAGAAGTTGGTAAAGCTTTATTATTAAGATAAACTGATGTTGCTTGGAATGCTCTAGTAGGATATTGATCACGTACATTTATTCTGAAACGTTGAACAGATCCTTGTTGATATTCGCTTTGGTTATTAGCTAATGTAGCTACTATATTAGGAGAAGTTACTACAGATAATGATCCTGTGTTGTAAGTAAAATCATTCCATCTTATTTCTAAGCATGGAGGATATATTGTATGAGTATTATCTGAGAAATATTTTAGTTCAAAATTAGAAGCTGTAGTGAACTCTAATGAACTGCTATGTTTTAATATAAAACCATAATTTGATATTATACTTCCAGACCAAGCAGCTACGGCATTAGTTACTTTAAAATTAATATCTAGTGGAGTAATATGTGTAAAAGATTGTGTGCTTTGATAAGATGAAGCAGTATACCATAAACCACCACCTACATTACTTCCGGTATATGAACCAGTAGTACCTGAAGGGATAGAATTAGGGTTAAACCATATACTTCCACTAAGATAATCTTTATACACCCAGCTAGCTCCATCTGTTGTAATAGGGGAATTTGAAAATCTTCCAGTACCTATATTCCAATCCGTTGCTAAAGGATGACAAAATAGAGTATAATCTAAAGGTATTTGAGAAGCATTAGCTAGTGATAATTTTAAATAAACATCATAAGCAGCACCACTTACCTTATTATTAATTATATCAAGTATTTCACTTTGGGGAAACTTAACAAGAGCACGTGATACTTCACGAGTATTAGTTATAGTTTTATAGGTACTTATTTCTAATAATTCATCAAGCCCAGCGTTAAGTGTAGGGTAATATGAATAAAGAGTTGCGGATTTTTCTGGAAATATTTTATATATAGCCATAATAGTTGATTACTATATATAAATATAAATGACCTATATTTTTTATTAAATAGTGAAAGGAACAACTCTTCCCTGAATGTCCGTATCGGGGTATCTTATTTCAAATATAGAAGGATCTAATGATGGATATATATATCCACCTCGAGTTGCTCCCAAAATATCATATTCATATTTGGAATATGTGTTTCCTGTACTATCTTGTTTATTTACAAATTCTATTTTAGTTACGGTTTGAACTCCTTTTATTTGGAGTATTTGGGAAGTAACGTCAGATATATTAATTGGTTGATTAATATTCCATCTTTCTATATTAAAATAATTTTTTAAAGTAGATAAACAATCTACTATTACATCGTTATTATTAAATCCACTCTTTACAACTATATCAAAATTAACTCCTATATTAATATAAAATGCATCTTTAATATTGATAGCATCAGTAACCATTCTATATTGGTCAATATAAGTTGCTAGATTTTGTTTTAGAGTAGTTGATGCTGTTATAAGTTGTTTATTAGAATTATATGCTAATATATACATGTCTAAAGATAAAGGATTATTACCTTCTGTGGTGGTTACAGTAGGAGTAGGTAATATTTCTCTAGCCATATCTTGTGTAACATATACTTTAGCAACTGAACCGTAATCTGGGGGTATAGATAATGCTCTAACCATATAATCTTCTTTAGTTACAGCACGCAATTGAGATTGAAAAGCATTCAAAGCATTATTACGAATTTCTTCAACTTGATCTCCATTTCTACCACCATTAGCAGGAACTGGATTAGTTGATACAATACTTTCTATTACTTGTTTAGCTAGGGGATCTATAGGTTTTCCTGTGTTTTTAGGATCTTGAGGATTAAGGGCTCCTCCAGGGAAATATATATTTGTTTTATCAATAGTAGTAATATTATTTGTATCTACATTAGAAGATAAACCTCCTCCAACTAGATATCGTACTGTTAAATTATTGCTAGGTGCTAACCCATATTCTTGAGTAAAAAATACTGATGCTTTATTATATTTGTCCAAATAATTATTTATTCCGGGGACTAGTCCTAATGATATATTATCAGGGGTTGGAAGTATAGAAGTATCAGAAATATTCCCTATTCCAGACCCAAATTCTAATTGTAAAGTATTATCTGATAAAAATCTAGATACAAATCGACGAGGAACTCTTTTATATCGAATTAAATAAGGTACATTATCTGTATTATAACTGGGGTTGGATATTTTATCTAAAATAGAAGATTGGGCTAAATAAGGAACCTCATACCATATATTTCCTTCAGCATCTGTAACATCTAATATTTGTAATATGTTATTATCTGCTATAATCCTAGTAGCAAATTTTTCAGCAGGTCCATTAAAATTTAATGTAGTTGATTTAATTTCCCCAGAAATTGCTTTTACAGATTTTTTTAAAAGAAAAAAGTTTACATCTGCTAGCGTTATTTCAGTATTACTAGCATCTGTAAAATCTATTTTTTCTGTTGTTAAAAACTTAATTCCATTAGGAGTTGATAAAACAGTATTTTCTGGGATTATTATTCCATATGCATAGTTGGGTCCTATATTTCCATTTATTGGAGTAGAAGCAGGAATCAATTGATATAAGCTAACAGTTGTGTTAGAAGAATAAGATATTTTAGGTCTATAACCTAGCATATATGATAAAGCATATAAATTTGCTTTTTCTTTAGCATATAATAAGAAAGTTTCTTGTATTTGACTATCTAAATAAAAAGATGTAACATCTCCTAAATAAGCAGCCATTTCTATAAACATGTTACCAACTGATGCTTCAGTAAAATCATTATAAGCTGTTGGGAAATATGTTTTAGCATAATTTACAAGATTAGTCTTGAAATCGCCAAACGTTTTGTTTAAATATGATATTTTATTATCTTCCATTTTATGTAAATTCTACTGTTACTTGATCAGAAGTTCCTGATAAAACGATCTGGTAATTTATTAATATGTTTAATATATTTCTATCAGTTTCATAAGGGGTGCTAGTTACATCAACTTTTGTTATTTTTATTTCGGGCATAAAGATACTTACATTATCTATAATTAAATTTTGTATTAATTCTGTTGTATCTTCTGTAATTCCTTCAAATAGTGCTAATCTTATATTAGCTCCAAAATTAGGATTAAATACTCTTTCACCTTTATTGGTGAGTACAAGATTAATTAAATTAGATTTAATTTGGTCTTTTGTACTATATGTTTTTCTAAATACTCCTGGTTGGTTAAAAGGTAATGCTACTCCAATTGCAATATTACCTTGCAAGTCTAAAGGATTAACACGTGTTATTTGAGTAGGCATATTAATCTAATTGTCTTAATCCTGACCTATCCATTGGTGACATATTATTTGCTGCATCATTTATAAATGCTAGATATGGATTTACTCTTTCACCAGTTGATTCATCAACAGCATCTATAACTTTTAAATCATTACGTTGTGGTTGAAAACCAAATTCAGCCCCCATTTTAGCCATTAACGAGCTACGTACATCCCCAGGTAATTGAGCATCGGCACTAGTAAAATTAAATGTTTTACCTTCGCGAATAGGTTGTTTATTCTGTTTCGCTAATGTTTCATTAATGATATCAGGCAATTCTTCATGGAGTGCCTCGATTACTGCTTCTCTAATTAATTTTTTAAATAATTTGACGTTCATGTGAATAAATATTAAATAATTAAACTTTATTATTCATATCCTCTGTTTAATATGATTTTAGCTCTAACTTTTTCCTTTATATTTCCAAATCTTTTCTTTATTTCCCAATATTGTCTGCGTTGGGGGGTTAATGGTGTTTTGTTATTTTCGTCTCCAGCAGTATCTGCTTCAGCCTCAATATTTTCAGCTTCAGTGATAGCACTATCTATATCATTAAATCCACTAAATCCAATATCTTCATTCTCTTGTTCATTAGATTGTAATGAAGAATTAGTACCTGCTCCTGTTCTATTAACAGTATTAGAAGGAGTTCCTATTGATGTAGAAGGAACGTTACTATTTCCTCCCCCAATAAATTCACCATCAATATCAATATCATTTTCATCTCTAGGAGTTACAAATCTTTCTTTTTCTGGGCCAGTTGCAAGATCATCTCTGTCTATTATTAATCTTAATTGTTCTATTAAGTCTTGAGGATCTAAAGTAAAAGAAAAATCACTTTTTAGTATTTCTACATCATATTCATCTATAGCTACGGCATAATGACGTTTAAATCCTCTAACAGTAAATTTAGGATTATTTTCTTCACGTATAGCAAACCTAAATCCTTTATAGTTATTGGAAGAAGGTAATAATCCTGATATAGATGTTGGTTGGGGTGAAAGTGAGGAAGGTTGGGGCACCCCTGTTCCTACTCCTACTCCTCCTGTTTCTACTGGTTGGGTTGTTCCCCTTATTGTATTACTATCTTCTCCTGCTAACTCATTAAAGAAAGTAGAAAGCTGAGCTAAAGTTACATTTGATGTAGGATTAGTAGCTTTAATATCAATTAAATCACCTATTTGTTTTAATAAAGATTTTAAATATTCTAAATAATCAACAATAGAAGTTAAAACAGGAACTACTATATTTAACCCTATGTTAATGCCTTCTAATATTTTTAATATCTTTTGAAGAATTGGTTGAATCTTTATTTTGGCAGGGAGTAAAAAAGGAACAAAAGGTAGACTTAAAATTCTATTAATAATTCTTAATACTTTAGTAATTATTCTAACTATTTTTCTAATTTTATCAACTATTTTTCTTATTCTATTTACTTTTTGTTGTTGATCATTAATTGCCTTTAGTGCATTGTTTCTTAATACTCTTGCTTGGTTAATTTTTTGAATAGTATTTGCTGATTCTATGGTTTCGTTTGTTTTATCTACTAATTCTTGTAATTTAGAATTTTTATTTGCAATTAAAACAACAAAATTAGTTAATAATTTAATTATAATAGTAGGAGGAGAAGGGAATACTTTTATATTTCTATATGAATTAAATTTTCTCAACGAGGTTTTTGAAAATTTAATATTTTGATTTATAGTATTATCTAATTTCTTTTTTTCTTCTTTTGCTTTTTTTAATACATCAGTAGATAAACCCGTTATATCACTTTGAACTTTTTTTATCTCCTCATTTATAGTATTTAATTCATTTGTTAATTGAGATTGAAATTGATTGTATTTTATATTATTTTCTTCTGTACTTATATATCCTGATTGGAAATCAGTTTGAAGTTTTTTTAATTTAGATGAGTATTCTGTTTTTGTCTGAGAAGACAGGTTTTTTAATAATTTTAATTGAGTTTTTAATTCATCTGCTCTAGAAGTTACAGTAGACTTTACAGAAGAAGTCTTTCCAGAAATTTGAGATTTAGCTGCTTTTGTTAGATTAGGGCTAGATAAAGATGATATATTAGAAGTAATAGGAATAGCCATTATGTAGTATAATTATTACTTGATGTAATTGTTTTCAATTGTTTTTGTAATTGTTCTATTCTTGCAACTAATGAATTCCCTACAGCATTTAATTCCATTATAGGAGCTCCAGCTGGTGGAGCTACTGTTGATGCTAAAGTTGTTCCTACTTCACTTAACATAGATAATATTTGAGACATTAGAGCTACTGTTTTATTACCTAGTAATAAAGGTTCAGTAGGTGCAGAACCGTCACTTTTTGTTCCTAATAATACGTTTTTAGTATTTAAATGTACTCTATTTCCTGCGTTTAGATTAATTATATTTTTAGTACTAAGTTCTATATTTGATTTAGCGAATAACATTACTTCATCTTTTTTAGAATTGAGAGTAATCCTATCACTATTAAGTATAATTTGAGGATAAAAATATTTATTAGGTAAAACAGGTTTTGTAAAAGGATTTAAAAAATCATTTCTATCAGGTAAAAGAGGAAGAAGTTGAGTTGTAGTAAGATAAATAGATGATTTTTCTTTATTTATTTCTTCAACATTTGGGGTAGAAGCTCCTGGGTTTGAGGTAACATATCCATTTACTAATATAGTAATAGGATCTCCATCACTTCCCATTTTACTCCATTCATTTACATCTGAGTGGTATTTTACAGTACTTCCGAATCTTAAGCCGTTTCCTTTTCTTCCCTGGAGGATTCTATCTCCTTCAAAAGATATTAATTTTCTTATATCAGCATTTTCAGAAAAAGATTTTCCAAAAGGACCTGTAGAAGGGGCATTCTGTTGATTATTATTAAATAAATTAACAGTACCTATATAATATTTATAATTAATATTATTTTTGATTTGAGTGCCTGGAGCAGGGGCATCTACTAATAATATTACTTCTCCTAATAAAGGATAATCTTGAATATTAGAACTGAGTGGAAGGGCTACTTTACATTTAGATAAATCTGTTGTATCGATATTTTTAGATAAATCATAATCCAAATAAAATATAGTTCCTATTCCATTAAATCCTCCATATTTTTCAAATAATTTTTTATTTGGAGTATCTTTAGTAGTAATAACACCAAATACTTTCCCTATTTGAGGTTTACTATTAGGAATTACAGCTCTTTTACTAGAAGAGGATACTAAACCACCTAAATTTTCTCTAATTCTCATTTATTATCAATTTGGTGTTGTATAGTCTCAGTTTGATCTAATAATTTTTGACCTTCTTGTTGTACAGCACGTTGTTCCTCTAACAATTGTTGTATTTCTGCTGGGTCAAAGAAATCTGCTGGTGTGGTAGGGCCATTATTAGTTGATGCTCTTTGTGCAATACCCGCCATTTTAATTAATTGCTCGTTATTTTTTACATTAACATCAATTAAATCCTTAACGGTAGGCATAAGCATAACGGCAGATCCTGCGTTAGATGGGTGTATTTGCTTAAATATATCGGATAATGACGTACTACCAAATAGGGTTATATCGTCAAAATTAGCCATGACTTATGTTTATCAATAAATATATGTACTTAAATCTTTATATACCCGTGTTGGTAATATTCATTGAATAACCGTGTACGTAAAGTATCTAATTTTTTAGTTACTTTAGTAATTTGAGGGGTGGAGGCATCTGTGATTTCGCGGATATAAATGTATAATGCTTTTTTATTGAATATTTCTAGTGTTTCTCGTTTACGAAATAATTCCATTATGGCATCTGCTGTTTTAGCATCCTGAGATTTAGGGAATAATGTGTAAAGATGAATATCTACATAACGAATATATTGCTCAATAAAACTATCAGGATCTGATTGTTCTTCCTGGGATTTAATTGTTTCATGGAGGAATCCTCTATCTTCATCTAATTCTTCTACTTCAGCATGTTCTTGAAGTTTTTTGTAGTTGTTATTATTGTAAACAATTAAGTAACGTTTAGCAATAGTACCGAAATAGGAATATGCTTTACCTTTAGACTGGTCGTATAGGTGGAGTTTTTCAAGTAGAAAAGTAACAACCTCATGTTTTAAATCTTCAATCGTATCAGTATCAGTGTGATAAAACTTAAAGGTATGAATTATATTTTCTGCTAGCTTATAAAACGCATACTCTATACGATCGCTATAGAGGCGATTACGAAAATTCTGATCATTAGAAGCTAGATATTCTATAATTGCTTCTTCAGTATCAGTAGTAAAATATACGCGAGGTTCTTTAGGTTTGCGTTTGCGGGGTTGTCCTCGTTTATTAAGGGCAATTGCTTGAGGTTCTAGAAATATATCTAGGTTATCTTCTTCGTAGAATGTTGACATAATGATATTTAATGTTCACATAATATAATAACAAAAAATATCGGAACCAAACTAGTTTTTGCGAGTATTAAATCCGTTTAGTACTTCTTGTATTTCTTTTAAATTTCTAAAAAAAGTACCAACTTCATCATCGGATTCAAATGCTCCACGAGCATCTAATTCTTTAATAGTATTTTCAGAATCTTGAATAATAATACTAATAGCATCGATGTAGTTCTGTTGTTCGGCTACTATTCGTTCTAATTTATTGTTCTTGCGAATTAATAAATAACCGGCAAGACCAATTATTTCGATTAGGTGAACTATAATCACCCACATAACTACATTCATAGATTATTATTGTGGTCTAAATTGTTGATCAAAATCATCTGATTCGATAGAAACCATTTCACGAGTAGATTCAATTTGCTCTTTTAACATTGTAAGAGTTTCCATTGATTCTTCTCTACTCATGTCTCTATTTAATTGAACAGCAAGACGATTCACTAGGGCGTCCGCTTGATTTAATTTGTCTAATACATTGCTCTTATATCTCATAATATATGTTTATATATAAATATACGTTCCTTCCCATTCCCTTATTTTCTTTCATTCATTTCTCAATGTTTGTAACGTTTGGGTAGAAAAAATACGAAAAATTTCTCTGACATCCAAATAAAAGAGCGTCTTTTTCAAGACGCCTTTTTTTTTATTTTTTTAATTCTTCTCGAATAACCTTTAATAGATATTCTTTAAGTTGATTTATTTTTGGACTTTGTTTTAAAATAGTTTTAACCATACTATCTACAGCAGGATCATCAACAACAAACTCAAAAGTTCCTTTCAACTTATTATCTTTAATTTCGTAGCTATCTACACCAATTCCTATCTTATCAAGGCGATTGATGAATGCTGCTTTATCTTCAAGTTTAATATTATAAGTACTCATACTAATACATATAAAAAGAAAGCAGAAATATCCCATTACGAGATATCTCCGCAACACTATTTTCCGTATATACTATTTACTTCAGACTTTATATAGTTTGATGTTCTTAAACATAGTAGGCTTGTCAGACGGATTTATTAGAATGTCTATTCGCTTTTTGAAGCGGCGATTCATCACATCCTCTACTACGTATATGCCATCGTACTTACCAGTACCCTCAACGCGAACGCGTTGTCCCCACCGCATCTTGCGCTTTAAATCGCGACTTACAGCGATAACTCGTTGTTTGCGAGGATTCTTATGTAATTTAAATCCACTCGCAGTAATAAACGGAGTAGCGTCAGTTTGAGCGGCGACAGGCGCGTAGGTAGTGACAGTAACGGTATCAACGTTTAGACGTTTAATTTGGTCGATATCATGTTTAATTTCCTTTACTTCCATTAAAATGATAATAAACCAAAGTAAAATGCAGATTTTGAAAATTGTAGAAATGTATTTTTCCATATTATTAAATTTATCTATATTTTTGACCTAATTCTTCAATAACTTGAGCAGCTTCTTCTACGCTAATAACAAATCCTTCCCTCTTTCTATTAATACGAAGACCCTTAGCTTGTAGGTGAGCGTGTATTTCTTTTTCAAGAGTTTCACTATCATAACACCAATATTGATATTTTGCCTCGTATGGAACAAGAACACCAGAAGAAGCATTAATTTGATTAACACGTTGCATAACGGTTTGATTATGAGTATGACCAATTTTTACAACGTTGGGGTGGAGAGGATTAACAAGAATATAAACAAATTCAACTTTACCCTTTATATGATCATTATCCAGGAAACCAACATTGATAGTACCGTAGTATGTGATTGTATCGAAACGACTATTAGGATCTTTTTTACGAGTAAAATACATAACGCGTGTCATATCGTTTTCATTATAATCAATTCCTGGGTGTAACTTACGATAGTTTTTAGCTTCTTCTTCTGTGATATATATAAAACGAGACATAACTTATTTGTTGTTAGTGGGTGGCTGGGTATTAGGGTTAACTACTTGCTGTGTAGCAATGGCTTGATCCCACTCTTCAAGTGTCATACCGTGCTCCTTGGCTTGTTCTTCACGCAAGCGCTTAGCGTATTCCTCAAATGCTTCCTTTGTAAGGAACATATCAATTGGTTTCATTTGTTGTGTGTTTTTTGTTATAACTTTCAATGTGATTATGCCACCACGCTTTCCACATAGTACGGCGTATTGGAGTTTGGGATTTGGGCTTGCGATTTATCATGATTATCTGCATACAATCTTCGCAAGAATCTGATTTTACAAAGTAAGTTGTTTTATGACTTTTCATCATGTTTATTTTTAAAGTTTTCGCATGTGTGTCTAAATGATGGAACTGGTTTGTAGTTTCCTTCTTCGTAACTACATTTAATGCCTTGTCCAAGAGCAATCATTCGTAGTAAGTAAATGCAATTAGCACAAACTTTGTCTGTTGGTTTTATATCTAATTTCATTTTTTATTTTTACCAATTTTATATCCTACATAGAACCATAATGTATTTCCTAAATAGAATAAAATATATTCAAGTGTTGTCATGTAGTGAATATAACATA